ACTGACTCGAATATTGGTTTCGCAGTTTATACTGGCGGTCAGACTGCAAAGACTACTGATGGTTCTCAGGTTGGTGCTTCCTGGTCTGCTACTGTCGATCCGACCTCTGGAGCTGCATCAGCTACAGATATTCATGCGATATCTCCATTCTTCGTCTGGGTGTCTGGTAGTAACGGTCTGTGGTATACGCACGATGCCGGAGATACTTGGGCGCAGCGAGAGAGCTTTTCAGTTGGCGCTGTAGATTTCTTGGACGAACTTCAGGGACTTGCTGCGGGATATGCAGCAAGCGGAGTCATCTACCACACAATTAATGGCGGACATGACTGGATGCCATTGGATGCAATTTCTAACAATGGTTTCCGTGATGCCAAGATGGTGAACTCTAAATTAGCTTACGCCGCAGGTGTAGTCACTGGTGGTACTGGCATGCTGGCGAAGATTCTGCCAGAGGCTTGACGGAGAGTGTTCAATAACTGCACAAGTGAGAATGTGTCCTGGATCAACGGTGTCCTGAGGCTACTCTCCCCTCAGCCCGTTGATCCAGGACAGGGAGAGTCATTCAATGGCAAAGCGAAATAAACGAACGATGCCTGCTTACAAGAAAGATGAAAGCAGGGAGCGTAGTCGTCCTTATACGACTAGCAGCGGTCTTCAGGTTATACTGACAGGACTTCCTCCGCTAACTCCTCAGCAAGTAAATCGGGCAATTGATTATCCTACGAAGCCTACGTATGAAGTAAATACTGCTACAGGAGATGTCGAGATTTACGAGCATGATGAGACCACGCTAACTACAGAAGAAGATAAGAAAGTGTGGGCTGATTATCTTGAAGCGCAGGAAGATGCAGAGACAGAGCTGACTGAAAAACTTCTGTATGCGGTACTTCTTGAATGTGTTGAGCTGAAAGATTTTGAGGATAGTTTTGTTGCTTGGAAAAAGCGGCAGAAATTGATAGGAATCGATCTTTCAGAAGATGAAGATGAAAACAAGTTTTACTTCATGCAGACAGAGGTATTTCATGACTCTGATGACATCGGTGAGATTCTAACCGTAGTCATGGGTCTTACAGGTGTTTCGGTGGAGGATCTGACGTCAGTAAGAGACTCCTTTCCTAGTGAAGTGGAATCCGAGCCACGAACCGGGGAAGGGAACTCCACTGGATCAGCTGAAGATACCGGAGAGCAATTGGGAGTACTCGGAGGTTCTTAGAGACTCGCTGACAGCTTTAGCCTGGGGAGTCGATATTGAGGAATTCTGGGCTATGCCTGCTCAGAAACGTGCTCTGCTGATTCAGACTGTGGTTGTGAAATCACAGATGCAGTCTTATGAAGACAAGTTATCTGCCGAAGAAATAAGAAAGCAATCGGAGGCAAATAAACCTCGTGTCTAAAGAAGTTGGTCTTCGCGGAAGAATGGATCTAGTCCAGTTCAACGCTGGTGTCCAGTCTTTCATGAAGTCAATACAAGATATGAATAAGGAAGTCGCAAAAGTCGCTAAAGAATCTGCGGCGGCTGCGAAATCTGCCGGTGACTCTGCCGGATTTCTTGGCGTCAATTGGCAGCGTGTAAAAGATATAGTTACCGGCATTACGGTCATTGACGTATTTCGTCAAATTAGCAGAGCTCTGAAAGCAGTCGTAGCAGATGCGTTAGATGCTACTGCTGAATTCCAAACTCTTCAAATACAACTTCAGGCAATTCTGGCTAGAGATTTTGCGCAGGAATTTGGAGTTTCTGTCGGTGTTGCATTAGGTCAAGTAACTGAGAAGACACAAGAACTTATTAGTTGGGTTCGTCGTGTTGCAGTAACGACACCATTCAGTCCAGAAAATCTTGCAAGAGCTTTAGCATACGGTCAAGCGTTTGGTTTCAATGTGGCACAAGCTAAACGATTGACGTTAGCGACCGGAGACTTCGCGGCTGGCATGGGTCTTACTAACGAACACATGCAGCGTATCATTTACAACTTCGGTCAAATGCTTGCCTCTGGCCGTGTATTAGGACGAGAATTGCGAGACCTTGCCAACAACTTCGTTCCTATTCGAGAGATTACACAGCTTCTTGCTGATGAAGTCGATATGCCGTTTGAGGAAATGAAGAAAGCAATGAGCAAAGGCAGGGTATCTGCTGAGCAATTCATCGGTGCATTTATACGAATTGCTGAAGAAGATTTTCCAGGTGCAATGGAGAGAATGGCGAGGACGATTACAGGTGTTCGCCAAAACATTAAAGACTTCATTCGAACTCTTCTTGGCTTAGAACTTCTTGGACCTGTCATGGAGAGAGTTGCTGCTCTATTGGCAGATGCTCTGGATAGGGCATTTCAGCCTGACGTTCTTCGAGGATTCTTTACTCTTGGTCAAGTTCTTCTAAAGGCTTTTGAAGGAATTCGTACCGCTGTCAGTTTTAGACTTATACCGGCGATACAAGACTTTTTCAAGTCCCTGGGATTTGGTGCGCCGACCGTATTCACTCTTGCTTCAGCTCTACTTTATCTAAGTGAAATAATTAGAACACTTATTCGTGCGCTTTCCAGGGGAATCAGCGGTCTCGCGAATTTCATAAATACGCTGTCTCAAAGATTCAACACGACATTTGCCGAGCTCATTCAGAATGCTGCCGGATGGGGTTTCAATATCATTCGAGCTCTTGCCGAAGGTATGGCAAAAGCTGTGACTGTTGTTATCCAAGTTCTTACTCAAATTGCTAAGATTTTTACTTACTGGCTTCGAGGATCTAGTCCTCCAAGACTGTTGCCTGATCTACCGGAGTGGGGAAAAGCTGCGATGCAGTCATGGCTGAAGGGATGGACTTCAGCAGATTTTGGCATCTTTGACGATATTGCTGGAACGGTCGAGGCATTTCTTCGTTCGCTTGCCCACAAGATACCAGAGAAGCAGCTCATTCCGCGAATTTTAGGAAGTCGTCAGGCAATTCAAAATGTTATTAATGATGTGCGCAAGTTCGGTGATATAACAGAAGGCTCTATTAATAAGATCATTAAGGCAATGGGGATTGTTTCTGGCCCTATGAAGAAATTTATTCGCGAGACTATTGAGTTTGCTCGTATCTCTACTCGCATTGAGGAGGCTCAGAAACTATTAGATTTCGACGTAGAGTTCTTCATACCCACTAAAATCCTTGGTGTGACCGTTAAGACTTTTGAAGACTTGATCAGAGTTGCCAATAAATTCAAAGGATCTCTCGGTCAGGCGTTGAAAGATTATGCTCAAAGTCTTATTCAGGTTGCCGCAGCAGATCAAAGAGTTGCAGAGGCGCAAGAATTTCTAAATAGGGTAACTGAGAAATATGATAAGCAACTTAGAGATTTGCGAGCTCTTCAGCAGCAATTTCGTGAAGAAGAGGACACTAGCGGTAGATTGAAGGATATCGAAGAGGCGTTGGCGACTGGACTGCTGACAGCAGAAGAGAAGCGGAGATTGGAGCTTGAAAAAGAGCAGATTTTGCTTGAGCATAAGATAGCAGCAGTTGAAGCAGAGCGTGATATAGTTGTTGGAGCTGCTGAAGATAGATTATCTGCTGAGCAGGAAGTTGCTGAGGCAGTTAGAACAAATCTGGAATTTCAGCAGAGACTAGCTGAACAAATTGCTGAGGAGCAATTGGCGGCTGCGAAAGAGCAGTTGACCATCGCCCAAGAGCGAGTTCAAATGGAGATTGAGACAAATCAGCTCATTCAGGAGCAATTGAAGCTTCTTGAAAGGCTGGCAAAAGAAGCTGAAAAAGAAGAGTTGCTTGAAATTCCAGGCGTTGATTTCGAAGGTTTTATTGACGAGTTCGCAAGCTCTCTCGAGGATAGCAGAGCTGAAATTACCCAGGCTATTCAAGATTTGCGAAATGAAATAGCAGGAAATATTAGAGAATTTCTTGACGGTATTTTTGCTCCATTTGAAGGAGTTCCTGAAAGATTAGAAGGTCTTCTCGCTGACATTGGAGATATCTTTACGGCTGCGCAACAGAATCCTGCAATCGGAATATTCATAGAACTTCTTAAACTATTTGCCGAAGATGTTGCAGTTGCTCTAGGAAATTTACAGACATTCTGGGATGAAAACGGCGACGAAATCCTAGTGACCGTTGGAGATTTCTTTACCAGATTGTCCGAACTTATAACTCCAGCATTAGGATTAACATTAATAAATGTTGGAATAAGCATTGAAAAATTTGGTGATTTTCTTGTTCGCATGAGCGAGCAATTAGTAGAAAACGGCCCACGAATTCAGGAGTCTCTGCAGGGATGGGTAGATTGGGTATTCGACGAGGGAATTCCAAAACTTCAAGATTTTGGAAAATCTCTGAAAGAAGATGTAATTCCTTCCATCTTAACTTTCGTGGATGCTTTGGTCGCTAACGGTCCACTTATTTTGACCATTCTTGGAGCTTTGGGAGTTGCCTTCCTAGGGTTTAGAACAACTCTTCAGTTGATTGCTGCTGCTCCTGCAATAAGTTCTGCAATAACGTCTCTTTTGGCACTCGCTAAAGGAGCAGGTCAAGTTATTTTGATACTTGGAGGATTCGAAGGAATAAAAGCCACAGTCCTTGCAGCCCTTGGACCGGTTGCTCTCATTCTTCTAGGAATTGCCGGAGTATTCGTAGCTCTTAAAACTAATGTCGGTGGATTTAGAGATATAATAGTCAGTTCGTTCAAAGCAATGAAAGGCCCTCTATCCGGTATCTTTGAGCCGTTGATTCAAGCATTCAGAGATTTACAACCGGCTCTCGCAGAGCTTAGAGAGCAATTGGCTCCTCTCGGAGCTCTTCTAGTTCCTGTTCTGAAAATTATCGGTGGCATCATTTTATTCTCAATTGTTCCAGCAATTGTTACGGTTCTGGCTTTGATTACCGGTCTTGTTCGAGGATTCGTTACGGCATTTACCGGATTGATGACCTCAATGCAAAGAATTTCACAAGAGGCTACTCGTATTGTTACTGGTATCCGAAATTTTGTTATTGGTTTCATAAATATTATTGCCGGTCTATTTACCGGAGACACGCTTAGAATAAAGGTTGGTTTTCAGCTTTTAGTTTCTGGCATCAAAGATATTATTACCGGACTATTGAATTCCATAGTTGCTAACTTCATGGCACAATTTAATTTCATAACAGATTTTCTTGGAGGATTCGTAGAAGGAGTAATTGGATTTTTTGCTAACTTGTATGATCAACTTATTGGAAAATCCATTATTCCCGAAATGTTACAAGCTATCGTAACTGCTTTTACGACATTCTTTGCGGACACTATAACGCAATTCGGTACTTGGATCAGCGATGTTATTGCTAAAATTGGAGAATATTTCACAGATGCAGTTCAAGCTGGCAAAGATTTCATCCAAAATCTTATCAACGGCATTACTGATAGAGTATTTGGTACTAACGGTCTAATAGAAAAAGCTAAGGAATACATCAGCACAACGGTTAAGAATATTGAGCTCTTAGCTCATTTATATCTTGCGGCAGGAAAGGTTCTTATACAGAATTTATTGGACGGTATACGTGAATTGTTTGAGTCTGCTGAGGGTGTCTACGAGAATGTGAAAACATTCATAGGAGAAACGGTAACTACGATCACCAATCTGAAAGATGATTTCATTGAGGCAGGGAAAAACATTATTTTAGGATTAATTGAGGGTTTGAAACAAAAGGCAGTTGCTTTGTATGATGAAGTTACAAGCATAATCAAAAAAGCTCTTGGCGTAGCGGAAGAAGAGTCCGAAGCCGAATCTGCCTCTAAAAGAACTCGACGATTGGCTCATGATTGGATGAAAGGATTTATCCTAGGAATAGGCGATGAAGCTTCGGCTACCGAGAGAGCAATCGCAAAAGTATTCTCAGATCTCATGCTAGTTCCAGCTGGAATGGAGTTTGCTGAGTCAAATGCGTCGGTTGACGAAATTCTAAAGAAACTGAAATCTTTATCTGATTTCGGATCTGCAGGATCGTTTGGAGCAAATTTCAATGCTCAACAACTTATTCAGCCGATGGCAAATGGCTCTAATAGACTGCTGACACAACCATCTCCTAATCTTACGAATGTACGAAATATCAATGTTGAAGTTAATCCAACGTATGCTCAAGTACAGTCTGAAGCTGGAATCTACTACGATGTTCGAGCAGCTCTTGCTCATATTCAAAGATAATCATGACAAATATGTTTCCTGAATACGACATCTATATAGCTCCTGACGGAACGGAATTGCCGTTCGACCGTTTGTCTGATAAATTTATTCAGTCATTCGAAGGATATGGAATGTCGCCGATCAAGTACGTTGAGCAACAGGGAGCTCTTCAAGACGGAGTTACCATTTACGATTACAAGCTTCAGAAGAGAATTGTTCAATGGACGGTTCGGCAAAATGGATGCAGCAGATGGGATTATTGGGAAAAACGAGCCTTATTTTTGGATGTGCTTAGACCTAATCGTCACACGTTCAACAATTTCGGTCCGGGCAAACTCCGAAAAATGCTGCCGACCGGAGTTATGCGTGACCTAGATGTTCATGTAGAATTCGGACCCATATTCTCGTCTCCGAGCGGTTTCTGGGATGAATGGGGTTTCACAGAGGCTATACGATTCGTAGCTCCAGATCCTACATTCTATGATCCAACAAGTGCATCTCTCGCTGTAGATGCAGACATTGCAAATACCGAGCTAGAATTTCCAATAACATTTCCAATAGAGTTTGGATTATCTGTATTTTCAGCAACGAACAATATTACGTATTTAGGAACATGGCTTACATATCCAACGATAGTAATAACAGGTCCTTCATCGGCAATTCTAATAACAAATACTGCTACGGGGGAGCGTATAATCTTCAATGGTAGTGTAAATCCAGGTGATACAGTTACAATATCTCTTCAATACGGCAATAAGTCCGTTACGAACAATCTCGGAGAAAATCTTATCGGCTCTATAACACCAGATAGCGATCTTGCTACGTTTCATCTAGCTCCAGCTCCTGAAGCTGCTGGAGGCGTAAATCCTATCAATGTAATTGCTACCGGAATAGGCGGAGCAACCCGAGTTGTTCTCTCGTATTTTACTAGATATATAGGAATATAAATCATGGCACAAACAAGTCTTCCTTGGGGCGGAACGGTCACTGGAGATGCTGGACCGTATACTGATGATCAGTGGTCAGATACCTGGCGACAGTTATTTACGAGAGATTCAACTCTGGAAGGTGTTTTGCCCAATTATCTTTCAGAATTGGTTGTAACTAATCCTGCCGCAGCCACCATTCGTGTAGGAACAGGTTCAGCAGTTGTAGATGGAAAATTTTATAGAAATACAGCAGTTGTAGATTTAGCAGGAGCAGTTCCTGGCGGTGGGTCAAATTATTATACCGTAGTCATTCAGAAGACTTGGGCGACTCAGCAGGTTCGTGCCGTTCTCATTGGACCAGATGCTGGAGCTCCTCCGGCAGTAACGCAATCTGATGGATTAACATGGGAAATAGCAATAGCGACTGTTCAGATAACATCTGGCGGAGTTGTAACGATTACTGATGCTAGAGTCTATGCTCATTACAATACAAATATATCCACAGCAATGCTTGAAGATGCTTCTGTCACCGCTGTCAAAATACCTGACAACTCAATTCCATCTGCTAAACTTATTGATGGAGCAGGCAGCGGTGTAGATGCTGATTTGTTAGATGGTCTTGACGGAACTTCATATCTCAATAACGTAACTGCTTTGACAGGAGCTTCCGATATATCTTTGAACGATACTCCAACGTTAATTCCAGGATTGACCACTAACTTGACGACTGGTAACTATTTGATTACAGGTATTGCTGTTCTGGAAGGAGCTGGAACAACCGGACAGTGGGGAGAAGTTAAGACCCACTTGTATCGAGCAGGTGTCATTGTCCAAGGAGAACCAAGACATCATATTATCATTACTGCTGGCGGCATTTCAAGAGTAACTATCTCATATACCTGGTATATTTCTATTTCAGGAACACAAACAGTCGAGCTAAGAGCAAGACTCATTGCTGGATTTACTTTGGCTTCTGTCGATACGAATTTCGGATACTGCAAGTTGTACTGCCTAAAGATCTAATGGTTGCTTCAATTGCTGCTGATTACTATGTACGATTACTTAGTCAAGTAAGTGTCCAAGTGGATATCTTTGACAAGTTTACGTCTATAGAAATAAATCATAAACTCAATGGGGTTGGTTCGTATACAATATCGTTTGAAGATCTGAGCGTTGTTCGAATGAGACGCTTTGAAGTAGACGGTCAAGTAGAAGTGTATAGAGCAGTACCAGGAGCAGATGTAGATTGGTATCCTGAATTTGAAGGATTTCACCGAAAATTTGCGGATGTCCGATCTCAGGATAAACGCAGAACAATTCAAAGTATCGGTGTAGGTTACAATAGTCTTCTAGAGAGAACCAACATCGCATATAAAGAAGGTACAATTCGGGCAGACAAATATGATTATGCCGACCGAGTAATGAAAGAATACGTAGAAGAAAACTGTGGACCTACTGCTGCTGACGAAACAGTCGTAGGTAGAATTTATCCAAAGAAGTTTCCACATTTCGCAGTTCAGGCAGCTTCTAATAAAGGACCTAAATGGTCCGGAAGTAGGGCCTTCGAAAATCTGTTAGATACCTTGAAAGGAATAAGCGATTACGCCAATTTAGACTTCGACGTGCTAAGAACGGGCAATCCTTGGTTTACGTTTGTTACATATAATCTTCTTAAAGGTGCTGACCGCACAAATATTGGACTGAATACTGATACCGGATTGAATGCTGCTGGAAATTCTCCAGTCATTTTATCCATAGAGTTTGGAAGTGCGCAAGATTCGGTTTATGAATACGACAGATTAGCTGAAGCCAATGTATGTATCGTTCTCGGCGAAGGCGAAGGTTCTACAAGAGATGTACTTTACAGGAGTGATGAGTCGGCTATATCATTCAGTCCTTGGAACAGGTGCGAGGTAGCCCGACCGGTTCAGACTGCATCTATTCCTGGGCTAAGTGAAGAAGCTGCTGCGGAATTGAAAACCTTTTCCATGCAACAAACTGGAGATGAAGTTTTAGCAGAATTAAGAGCGAAGGAGAATGTTACGCTGACACCGATGCAACAACCATCAGCTCTATACGGAAAGCATTACTTTCTGGGAGATCGTATAACAGTCAGGGCTTTGGATGAAACTTTTCACAAACGAATTGTGGGCGGAACTCTTCAGATTCAAGGCGATAGAGAGCAAGTTTCAATAGAGCTTGCATCTTACACGACAGGTACACAATAATGGATGCTGTTCAGCTAATTCGGTCAGAGATAAAGACTCTGGCAAATGCTTTAGAGGGTATGTCTAAGAGACTTCGTAAAGTTGAAGTTCTCAGTCGTCTCTCAGTATCTTCAGATACAAATACATTTCTTCAATTGTTAGATGTAGATGAAGATACCTACGATGCGCAGGCTGGTCTTTTCGTTAGAGTAAATCTTGACGAGACTGGATTGGAGTTTAGTCCTGTAGGAAGTGCATGTGTCACATTTATTTGCGGATCTCCTGGATGGAGGGGATACGGTGGTAATCCTGTAAGAACGCTTATTCATGAAGAGGCATTTCAGTTAGATGCAGATGGAGATGTTCGGGGAGCAGATGCGGTAGATTTACAGCATGCGAGAACGAATGCTAATGAGGTTGCGGGAGCGGAAGGCAGTTTTATCGCCGGGGGGACAGATAACCGGATTGACTCTGGAGCGGATTATTCCGCAGCCATCGGTGCATATAACTGGATTGCTACTGCTGCATCTGGAACTCCTTATGAATGTTATGCTGTTGGATCCAGTAACATAATTTATGGTATAGAGTCATTTGCAGTTTTTGCGTTAGGAGAGAGCCATAACATCGAAGATTGTGTTTATGGATTTTTTGCTGGACAAGGTCATCAGACAATAAATCCCGGAATTGCATTAGAATCTACATTCGGTGTGTTCTCTCTGGGTGAACAAAATGACTTCGAAGTTACTGCCGTTTCCCACTACCCCACATATTCTGGTAGCTTTGGCATCCTAAACGAGATGTTTGGTGATGTATTTAATTCATATCAATTTGGTGAAGCCCATACAGTACATGGTGGTGACAATCTTGCAGATAATTCAGTCTGGAATAGTTTACAAGTTGGATATAGCACTTACCTAAAGAATGTCTTTAACAACTTTGCCTTCGGGTATTTCGCATCTTCTGTAAACCCGACACCTGGGACTGCTTATTACAATGGTCGAATCGTGATGGCAAATGGTTTACAGGTCGGTGGCCCTGGATCACCGCATATATACGGTTACAACCAGGATTCAATTTTCTTTCAGAATTATAAAGTAACTTCATGGCCCGCCGCCTTCACGACCGCGTTCCAGTTCCCGATTATCGTAGATAGTATCTGGCATTTTGAGGCGTACATTGCCGGGACGGAGCAGGGTTGCGCCAACTCTTACGCCTGGAAGGTAGAAGGGGTGGTAGAGAACGACGGTGGAACTACTACTATTCTAGTCCAAACCGTCACCAATATTTACCGGGATGTGGTGACAAAGGAATGGCAGGCTGCTGCCGATGATGCTAATGACCGGCTGTTGCTCCAGTTCCGGGATACTGCCGGGCCGGACGCGACCGACTGCAATATTATGCTCCGATTACATACGGTAGAAGTGGGATGGCACGCATGAGAAACCTTGACCAATTACTTCCTGATATTTTGCTGGATGATTTTTGGAGAGCCATTGATGATTTGGACGATGTGATCGACGGTAAGGAATACAAGAAGCTTATCAAAGAATATTTTGGCCTGGACGGCAAATCTAAGAAGAAAAGGGAACACCTGCAAATCGATGAACAGTTACAGGATTGGAACGAGATCAATAATTTCGTAACGGGAAATCTCAGGGCGAGATTGCTGAAGCAGAAAACCCGCGACCACGTAGAACAACGGAAAGCGGAAATCAGAGAGAAAAAGGAGGTTAATCGTGTCCGACATCAACTTGCAAGAGGCGGCGGAAGCGTTGAGAAAAGCTGAGCAAGATAATATTACAAGATGCAGTCTTGAACTTGAGGCTGTACTTGATAAATACAATTGTACGATTGTTCCGCAGGTTATAATTCAAGGAGGGAGTGTTCAATCTCGGTTTCTTATAGTTCCTAAGAGGGAGGGACTCTCGCATTCACGGATGAATGCGGTCAACGGAGGTTCTTAGATGTGCGGGAGGTAGGAACATGCCAGAAGAAAGAACCAAGCAACGGTCGGGGTTAGGCCCTGACACGCCGGAATGGTTCAAAGACTTCGTAACAATAAGATTCAATCATCTAATGTTAGAGGTTGAAGAATTAAAGGAGGTAACTGACGCAGGTGATAGGGCATTACGAGGTTATGACGGAGAACCTGGTTTGTTGACCAGATTTTCAGTTATAGAAAAGAAAGTCGATGACGTATTTGCAGCAGGAACTAAAATTCTCATATTCATGATAACTTCAACCGTAGGATTACTGTTCGCTGTTGCAACTACCGTAATCGGCGCAATGATCTACTATATCCTAGCGAAATAAGGAGATTTAAATGGATACCGAACTTGTTTTAGAATTTCTCGTTTCACTCTTGCCGAGTCTATATTTTCTCTTGGCAATTGCATTTCTGGATATGCTTTCTGGTGCTCTTGTTGCCGTAAAGTTCAAGGAGTTCAAGTGGGAGAAATTACCTGAGTTCTTACTCCAAGCATTTGGCTATTTACTCGGATGGTTTACCATTGAGCTCTTGACCGCTCTTCCGGCATTTCTCGGACTGGATCTGTCAGGATTGCTTGAGCTCCTAAGTGGATATACCGGCAATGCGATTTTCCTATTTATCAGCGGTAAGTATATCACCAGCGTTCTTGGACATCTTTTAGCATTGGGTGTGCTTCCAGGAAAAGACACATTTCGGTCGATTGGCATACCGCCGACGACCTAGCCACGAACTTAGCTGAAATTTGCACCCTTGCAAATGATGCTGCCCTACCTTATAATAGGGGCAACCTAACCAAAACTTAGAAACCTAGCGGTAGAAAAGTGCGGTGGGTCTCCTTCATAGGGTAAAGGAGAGCGGTATCTGGCTCACACCTGATGCCGCTCTCCACACCCAAGTATACTAACAGAGGTCATAATGGACTGGGACAATGAAACAGACGTTCTAAAAGCTTTAGCCCTACTCTATTCACTACAAACCTCAGATGAGCGCATATCTCAACAAACTGTTGAAGATAACGGTGTCGGTTTTAACGCAACTGATGCTGAGTTTTTGACATCTGTTGCTGAGCAGATGCTTGTGCGGGGAAAAGGTGTATCTGAAAAGCAGCTCAACCTTATCCAAGTAAAACTGAGGAAATATCAGCGGCAGATTAATACATTTGGTATTGACAAGATTACGCTGCCGGCGACTGCAATAGTCTATGGCAAAAATGGAGATGCCAATAAAGATATTGATGGTATAATTAAGATTAATGGTGACGTAATTCTTTTCAAGCCGGTAACTTTTCCAACTACGCAAATTAAGAGTATTGGATTTACCTGGGGAAGACATGAACCCGGTCATTGGGGAGCTCAGTTGAATCTGTCTCGTTTTGAGCAATTGAGAGAAATGTTTCCAAAGTACGAATTAGACGAATCTGTACAGAGCTGGTTAAGCAGGATTGAGTTACTCGCTGCAACAACGATCGTGAATGAAGGAGATCCTTTTGCTTTTCAAACTGAAGCAGAGGGATTTCTCATTAGGTCTAACAAGTCAATGTTGGCTCTTGCTCCTGGGTTAGGGAAAACCCGTGTTTCTATTATGGCAATCAAGAAAATGGGCGGTAGGACACTTGTAGTCTGCCCCAAATCTCTTATGTATAACTGGAAGCATGAGATAACGAAATGGGTTGGCGAGGAGTCTAGAATTTGGCATGGCTTTGCCGGCAGAGTTGATACAAATTGGGTGATTGCAAATTATGAAACTGTCTTCGGTTATATGATTCTTTTTGACGAAAAGAAGAAAAAGAACAAGAACGGTAAAACAGTGAACACCAGAGTAAACTGGAGACTTTCTAAACCATTTCAATTTGATAATATCATCGTTGACGAGTCTGTTCTCATCAAAAATAGAAAGGCTAATCGATCTAAAGCAATAGATACTATTGTCAATAAAATGCGAGGAGTCAAGCGAGTATTTCTTCTTAGCGGAAGTCCTACTACTAAATTTTATGATGATTTATGGCATCAATTTCATGTAATTGATCATGGCAGATTTCCTTCTTATTGGGATTTTGCCAGAAATTATTGCATGCTGGAAGATAATTTCTGGGGAACTAGTATTGTAAACAATCAACAAGATGCTGCGCAACGAATAAAGAGAGACTTTAGGGATATCTATTTTGCCCGAACGCAAGATCAAGTTCTTAGTCTTCCCGACTGGATATTTGACGTAATGGAAATTCCGATGAGCGGTCAACAGTCAAAGATGTATAGGGAGATGCAAGAGAACTTTATGACCTTGTTACCTGAGGGAGATGTTTTAGTTGCTGCAAATATCCTTGCGCAAATTACAAGACTCAATCAACTTGCCAGCAATCCAGCTCTTGTGGGTGGTCCGCATGAAGCTCCCAAGTGGGACTCTGTAGTGGATATCTTGGAATTCGAACAACTTCCGGCAATTATATGGACTAATTTCATCCCAACTGCTGTGGGAATTAGAGCTCTATTGCAGAAATCAAAACTAGAGACTCGATTGCTGACCGGAGAGACCAGCACCGTAGATAGAGATCTGGCAGTCAGAAATTTCCAAGAAGGAAAAGTAGATGCTATGATTGCTCATCCGGGTGTCGGTAAGTTCGGCCTCACCTTGACCGCTGCTAGAACTGCCATCTATGCCGAACGATCATATAATGGCGATGATTACTATCAAAGTCTTCACAGAGTTAGACGCATAGGTACTACTCAATCACCGCATGTCATTATCCTTCTGTCCAATCTGACAGAAAATATAGACGGAGAGCTCATAGGTAAACCCACGATTGATCATGTCATTCATAGAGTGCTAGGCTTCAAAAGAGAAAATAGTGTTCAAATAACTACGGGCCTGATTCGAGAAGTGCTTCATGGATAAGACATTTAGAACGGCATTTGTCATAGAGCAAGGAAAGCTGCACGATATGTCAGCATTGAAATTTCATGCTGAAAATATCATGTATATTCTCAAGGGTGATGAGCGGGATGAAGAAATAGCCATTTCTATTTCCAAGGTTATGCCAGGGTTTGACCGGTCACTTGATGTTATCATTCCTACAGGCAGAGTAATTGCCTCTTTTATTCTCGGATATATGCTGCGGGAGCTCTCGGACTTTTATATCGGAGTGTATTCCGACAAGAAGTACAGTTTTCTGAAAGTTTATCCCACGGAACTAGACAGAGTAATCAATGACAACGTTCGATAGAAAACTATCACACACAAGTCTTGCATCTTTCCGCAGATGCAAAATGCGGTATAAATGGTCATACATTAATAATTATGACCCTTTGCCATCCAGAGGTCAAATGGTAGGCAGTGTCGGTCACGCAGCTCTTGGAATGTGGTATAAGATGCTTGCTGACGGTGCTGACCCTAATGATGCAGAAGCTGAATCTATAAACTCTGCCTCTGAAAAATTGATGGAATATGAAGAACAGCATGGATACGAAATGCCTGATATCTGGGATGATACTTCTGTTGTTCTTCTTCGTTATTATGATTGGGCACTCAAGAATGATGACTTTAAGCTCGCTTATACTGGCGATGTACCAATGGTGGAATATGAATTTGAATTAAAAGTAGGAGAATTTACGCTCATAGGTTATATTGACGGCATCGTTGAAAGAAATAATGGAACATTATGGGTTCTTGAGCATAAATTCAACAAAACTGTTCAGACCGGTCATTTAGACCTGGATCCGCAGGTTAGCATTTATATGATGGCTGCTAGAGCATTAGGACTTGATGTCAGAGGCGCTCTATATAATGTAGTTAGAACTACTATCAAAGGAAAAGCTGAAAATGAGCCAGTTGTTCGTCTTCCGGTATACAGAAACAACGAAGGACTTGAACAGATTATTCGAGAACTGGTTGTTCAGATGGAAGATATGAAAGCCTTTCATGAAGATGGTGGAATTCGTGCATATCGAACTCCTACTCGAGATTGTAGTTGGGATTGTGGTTTCTATGGCGCTTGCCTTGCTATTAATGATGATGGAAATCCTGAGCCGGCTCTTCAATTAATTCCTATGAAAGAACACAAGAGTTCAGAAACAGATTCTTCTGAAGGAGAGTGAAATGACTGACAGTGTCGAAGATATTAATATTACGAAGGACATTGTAACTGATAGAAGTATTGCTGAAGAATTCGGAATCGTGCTTGAAGAGCATGAGGGATTATTTAATCTTGATCAGGTACGATTCTTAGTCTATGGCGAAAGCGGGTCTGGTAAGACCGTGTTTGCATCTACATGGCCTGACACCGTGTTTCTGGACATTGATAAAGGCATGTCTTCCATTACTCGAAAGGTAAACAGAATTCCTATCAATAGCGCAATGAAACAAACTGCCTGGGAGTCCTTAGTTCGTGCAGTAAATTATTTAGAGCGTACTGACCTACATGACTTCAAAACCGTAGTTGTTGACTCGCTCAACGAAATGCAAGTTATCGCAATGGATCATGTTATCGAGAAATTTCCTGAGGTTCGTAGACCGTATAAGAATCTTGCCAGTCAATCCGACTACGGAAAAATGTTAGATGATTTCGATAAAGAAGTTCGTAGACTGCGGGGACTTCCAATGCATGTTGTATTCATCTGTCAGGTTGCTCCACAGCAATACGAAACTGATGTCATTCAGCCACAACTGGTCGGTAAGCATAGTTCTAGAAATGTTGCCCGAATGGTTGACGTCATTGGGTATCTCTATAAACAGGAAGGAGGAGAGGGTACTGGCGATCGTAAGAAAAATCGTGTGATGGTGTTTGATGCGGTCAATCATGTAACAAAAGACCGCAGTGATTTACTCCCGAATACTATCATAAATCCAACTTTCGGTGAACTCTATGCTCACTGGCAGAAGCAATTCGAACAAGAATAGAAGGAGATATTTAAATGGGAACTCAAGTAGATCTGAGTAGAACTTCAGGTTTGATCGATTTAGGAACGCACACATTTCAGATCACCGAGCGTTCTAAGGAAGAAATGGGTCCATCAGGTGAACCGTATTGGCAAGTAATCTGTAAAGTCATCAGTCCAGGTGAGAACCAGGGAAGAGAGCTGATGCATTCGGTAAGTCTCGGTCAGCCTTCCAGATGGAAAATGGATGAATTTCTAGACGGTATTGGCGCTCCAAAGCGGGGTAAGTGGTCTATTGACCAATGTATCGGCAAGAAGTTTCGAGCCACCATCGGTCAAGATACTTACAATGGAAAACTAAAGTCCATTATCGAGGCATTTGTAGCTCCGGTGGAAGGTGAACAACTTTCTATGGACTCAGAACTTGCCGCTCCGTCAGATCAAGCCTTACCGTCTGACGTTGTAAATGAGTCTGAGCAACCGCAGGAAGCTTCTGGACGTCGACGGTTCTAACATAGTATGATCAAAACGTTGGGGGGAGACTTCGGTCTCCCCTATCTTCCTCTGCGCATTGTCTCTATTGACTTAGGAGAGACTACTGGAGTAGCAATGTACGAGTTACGCTTCAGGAGTCTAGTATGTTCATCTTTGACTAACCCCGAACAGGTCATTCTTCTTTTGTCTGCCTACAAACCGGACATTATTCTTTTGGAAAGATTTCCAAATATGTCTAGCGTAGATAGCTCGGTAGATTTAGTTTACAATACGCTTTCTTTGCATCAGGAAGTAATTTTAATTTCACCTGGTGAATGGAAGCCTATTATGAAGGTTAGAAAATTAGAATGCTCAAAGACTACCAATCGACATGAAAAAGATGCTCTTGACATTCTTAGATTCTATTTGTTCACAAATTGGGGATCGGAAATAGAATGGAAAAATTGACGGTAGCAATTCTCGGAGCGGGTCCATCAGCGGCATACGCTCTAGCGGCATGCAGAAGTTACGGCATTGAGGCAGAGATCATAACCAATCGTGCTCCTTCGGTTATGTTTCCAGGTCCGTTCTGGTTGCGATTAAACCCGACCGGAGCTCCTATTCCAAAGCAATCTATGCATATTTACTCAGATGGTACTTCTGAAAACTATTTGAGAAAACAGTGGGGAGATATAGATTTATCAACTGTTTTAACGTCATTTCCAACGCAGGCAAGAACAGAGCTCATATATGAACCCGCCCTAGTTCTTACGGAGATGTGGAAAAATAGCTCTGTACTCATGTGCTCTGACATATCTGATGCCGACATTAAAGACATTGCAAAAGATAATGATGTTGTTTTTGTGACATTTCCAACTTCAAAGAGCAGAAATGCCCTCAATAAATATGCAGTGAAATTTCCTATATTATCATATAGCAAATCAAACAAACCCGAGCGCATACCTGACACTAATTTCTGTTTATACGTAGGAACGATGGAGTCAAAATTCGTACGTATATCTTATTTGTTTGGAAGATTTCATACTGAATATCCAAGCGATCACATTATTAATCAGGACATTATTGGTGACGGCATCTTGTGCTACGCTCCTGACACTCGACCGGATACTCCGGAATGGGATCCGACCGACGTACCTGCGAAAAATGTTTATCTTATCGGTCGTCATGCTGAATGGAATAGAAAAGTTCTTTCACATGATGCTTATGAGAAAGCAAAAAGCATTATTGAGAAGTTGATATGAGCGATTTCAACGATATCTTTTGGCAACAGAAGCAGTACAATAGAAAAATACGTCTATTGGATCCACGGTCAAACGGCGAGTGGACTGAGACATATCTCTTAGGTTTAGTCAGCGAAATGAACGAAATTTTAGATAGCATGCAATGGAAGCGGCATCGTAAAATACAGGGCATAAAGCCTGACGTAATTAATCTTGGTTACGAATTTGCTGATATAACCAAGTATGTAATGTCTTTGTGGGAATTGTGGGGATTTACAGCAGAAGAAATGCTGGAATTTGTAAAGCAGAAAAGCGATATCCTAGACGAATTATATCGCCAGGAATTTGAACCGATACCGTCGGATAAATTGATCGTCATAACGGACCTTGATGGAACACTCGGCGATTGGCGAAAAACATTCATCCATTGGGCATATTCTACGCATAGCGTAGAACCGGTTAACGACGGATTGACGTCTTTGCAGCTAGATTCAGATTTAGCGATGCAGTATGCTGACTATTATAAACTAAAAGAAGAGTTTGAAAGCAGTGGTCAATATAAATATATTCTGGTTTATCCAGACAGCGTAGAGTTTCTTAACTGGCTACGCGATGAATTTAACGCATACATCATAGCACATACGGCTCGACCGTGGCAGCGGTATCATAGAATTTGGGGAGATACTTGGGAATGGATCAAGTCCAATGGATTGGCAATCAATCAATTGCGAATTGGGTCTGATTCCCGCATTCTGTTAGCAGGTAATATAGGAGGCGAAAATGCTCTAATGTTGGAGGATGATCCTGGTTTAATGCTACGAGCAGCATGTAGCGGAATTCGGGTTATAGCCCGAAAGCACCTCTACAATAATGGAGTAAATCATGATAAAATCACTTTTGTCGGATATTTCTCCGACGCTAAGGAGAGTATTGAAAATGAGTTCCGATCCCTCAGAACCCACCGTAGAGAGACCGTACAGGTCTGAAAAATTTGTTAGAGTCAGTACTGATCCTGAAGTACAGGCAAAGGCTGATCTGCTTCACGAAAAAATTCAGGCTGCGACTGCTCGATTTGAGCAGGAACCATTGCAGGCATCTACAATGGACATTCGACTTCATAAGCGCAATGAGCAGTTTGATGATATTTGTGCTTCTGCCAAAGAGCTCTTTGAAAGAAAGAACGCCGTTTATTCGGATGCTATTGCTGAAACTGGAGTCCTTGGTGCAGTTGTCGCCATCGTTGGCATCAATGCGCGACTTAAGGCAATAGTTTTACGATCACCCGATGCTGGCGAATCGCAGGCTGATAAACTTAAAGATCTGATTAAAGATCTTCATAATTATGCCACTATCGCTGGCATGATGATGATGGACAATAACTGGAGGGGGGAGTAATCCCCCCTCTCTTCGGAGAGTAAAAATGAAAGTCTTAGCAGGAATTCCTACCAGAAGGAGATCTACTGCTGGAAGAGCAGCGATGCAAGTATCTACATTTGTAGATAAAGTTGTCATTGTTTCTCAAAAAGCAGAAATAACCTCTATTCCTTCTAACGGAGAGGTTATTGAACGACAGGAGCTTGGAATATGCGCTCCCAGAAACTTTCTTGCAGATCTGGCTATTCAAGGTAACTACGATCTGCTACTTCAAATTGATGATGACGTAAACTTCAGCGACGAAGTCATCAAAGCGATACTCCGAAATTTTGCAAAGTTTCCAAAATTAGGAGCTATTAGCTCAGATTACCGGGCTGGAGCTCATTGGAACGAAAGTTTGAAGGCCAACAAGGAATTTCGTATATCCGGTGTAGCCAGTCAATTGTGGGCGGTATCAGTACCGGCATTGGCAAATGTCATGGATAGATTCCTTGAACCTCCGTTCCACATCGACGCTCTTGAGGATATTAGATTTTCGGTCAAGCTTTGGCATCTTGGTCATCCTGTTGTTCGCCTTCATCTTGGCGAAGGTGTAACACATTCTCCATTTGTAGCCAGGTTGAGCAAGACGAATGAGCAAGGCGGTCAATACATTTCAGAAAGAAACGCCAGTATGGAACAGGCCATAGAAGAAATGCAACCTTTTTGCGGTCATGACCAGGTACTTAGATTTCTTAACGTCAATGACAAAGATCCTGACAATCTTAAATATCGCATAGGATATAACTACAATGAAATGACTATTCGATCAATAAATAGTCATGGCTACATGGGCTATTCGGATAGCAAAGGTAGAGTATTCTAATGAGAGACCAAATTGTAGTTCACGGTCAAGTAGAACGTTCGCGAACATTTGGCGACTATGAAATCTGGTTCGTAAAACCTGCGGCGGCAAAAGTGGAGCTTGTATCGTTTACTATGTATCCGGTAAATACCATGTTCATCGCTACAAGAGCATATAAGGGAATATATGCTGCATCTCCTCAAATCAAGGATGACTACGATTCTGCAAAGGCATTAGACGATATCCAGAAGACCAAACTTCAAACGCCTCTGGAAATGGTTCACATGCTCTGGTTGCTGAATGATGTAACCCGAGCATTTACCCATCAGCTTGTTCGCTACCGTGTTGGAACAGCTTTCATACAAGAGAGCATGCGTTTTCTTGGAATGAAGAAAATTTTCAAAGTCTTAATTACGCACGACGCTGCCAGCGAAAAGAATCACCCTGACGACCCTAATCTGGACAGCAATTTGGATATCTACTGTAACGGAGCAGTCGAGGCTATTTGTTCCTACGTTGCCTTGCTCGACCGTGGTGTTCCTAGCGAAGATGCAAGGGGAGTTTTACCGACTAATATTCTCACCAGCATTTTCTTTGATTGCTCTCTAAGAACGTTGCAAGGAATCTTTCCGCAGCGCCTCTGCTGCCAGGCTCAGCAAGGAGAATGGCAACCTATTCTTCGAGAAATGCGTAGTCAAATTGCTTACAAAATGGGTTCTGAAATTGAGCAGCTTCTTCAAGCTCCTTATGAGCGTGGTGAAAGTTGCGGATATCGAGCCTCATTTGATCGTCCCTGCGTCTGGCAGGAAGGAGAGAAAAATGTTTCATAAATTTGTTCACGCATTTAGAATTCACAATTGGACTTTGTGGTCTAATCCTAGACCTGTGGTTACGATAAATGGACTTGCACAAGCCTTCGCAGGTGGAGCCGTAAATTTCACGCAGATGAGAGTATGTCGTGTCTGTCATCTAATTGACGTTACACAATGGATAGCTCTACCTGAGGGCGTTGCAACTGAACATGGTTGGGAAAAACTTTTGGTCAGTCAAGGGATTATTTTGGAGGATGAATGAGTATACCCTATTACGAAAAAGATGCAGGAATCAAGACCCATTCTGTTGCCGATGGCGGTTGTTTCTATGTTGTTCTTGACCGTTTCAAAGTAGAAGCTGTCAATCCCCAAATATGGGAAGTGTTTGAGTCGGTCAGACAAGAGTGTCAGAAGGAGCTTGGAGTGCCATTGGATTTTGGAACGGCATTCATTGCCATTAGTCCTTCCGACGACGAAACTTTTGTTCTGAATCTTATTCCATTGAATACCTGCGAAGGAGTGATTCTACAATGAGCGATAGTATGTATGACGGAATTGCCGGACTGGTTGGTGGAACGTATGTCATTCAAGGTAGCAATATCACGATCACTACGGATACCGGTCAGGTTATAATGGCGCATGGGGAAGGGGCGGATCGTGTTGCCGAAAATCTTGGCATACGTCAATGGTCTTCTGGAGGTCGAGGTACATTCGCTATTGCAGAGCAGATATGGAATAAACTAGCTCGAGGGTCTTTCAGATGATTGCCTTAATCTGTAAGTTCTGCAAAAGTAAGAGCTTGATTCCTAAAGGGTACTTCGAAGCAGAATGCCAGGACTGCGGAAAACATCTGCATCTTTGGGAGATGCTGACCGTATGGATACAGTCAGCACCTTCTGAGGATCTTCTTACGACGGTATCTGAACCTACACCTGCTCCTACGACGTAATTGCTGGTATAGTAAAGGTAGCCTACCCGTAAAACAGACGCAAATAGAAGCGCAGGGAGGTCTGTTGTGCTTCTAGAAATACTTGTTTTGCGCCTGTAGCATTCTGGATACAAATTTCATAGTAGAATACTGATATGGATGATAAGCCGTACAAAATCTACGATCCAGATATACTCTCCAAAGTAAGCGGTCATTTAGTTGCACTTGATACTGAAACAACTGGTTTATTGTGGTATAGACCGGGTATTCACGTTATAGGGGTGTCTATTGAATGCCCTGACGCTGACATTCATGGCTTTATACATTGCATGGATGACAGACGTCGTCAGTGGGTTTACGAAGAGGCGCAGAAGATTGGCCCTGGAACACACGTTATCATGCACAATGCGAAGTTCGACTTACACTTTCTGGGAACTGACCCAGACGAACTTGGCTGGCAGATATATGACGTTCCGGTTATGCTCTCTAATATTGATAGTCGACCGCAACATCGTAGAGCGTTGGACTTTGCTGAGCGTCTTTACCTGAAGAGAGATAGCAAAAGACGTCATTTGTTTGAAGCTCCTGGAAAGCGCAGTAAAGTCTGGGAGTGGCCTCCAGATGTGCGAGCTGATTATGGATACAACGATGCTCTCGTAACTTACCAGCTATTCGAAGTTCTAAAGCCAATTCTTGAGGGACTGGGGTTGTGGAGATTATTTCTCAAGGATATGCGGTATTTGAAAACCATATGGAGAGCAGAACGTCTGGGTATACAATTAGATCTAGACTATCTAAACTCATCCATTCCTAAACAGGCACAGCATGTAGAAATCTTTGAAAACGATCTTTGGGATGCATGCGGTCGCGACTTTAACTGGAGATCACCTAAGCAATTGAGCGAGGCTATCTATGGAGGAATGGGAATACCGAAACCTAAGAATCCATTTGCAGACGCAGATGGAGTTGATAGATCTAAACTTGCCGATAAAGGACTTTATAAGTCCCACTGCACCAGCACATTTCTACTTCGAGAAAAGGTACATCATCCCCTTGCCGATGTCATTGCAGACCTCAGAGAAGCATATAGAATGTACCGAACATTGCAGCGTTACGAAGAGCAGGTTGATCAAAACAACGACTGCCATGCAAATTTTAAACAGGCACGAACACGAACTCACAGACTATCCTGCTCTGATCCTAACCTTCAAAACGTACCTAGTCAAGTTCGAGGACGATTTACTCAAAGTGTCTATTCTGGAGACACCTCACGTTTGGCCGAGTATAATCTCAGAACTGCTTTTATGGCTCGACCGGGTAAAGTTCTCCTAAGCGTTGACTACAAACAAATGGAAATGCGCATGTTTGGCATTCTTTCGAATGACGAATTCATGCTGAGAGCTCTTGCCAATGGCCTTGATATTCATGGTGAGATCTCCAATAAAGTCTGGGGAGTCGTAGATAAAACGCACAGAGAATGGAGCAAAACTATTGGATTCGGATTAATCTACGGAATGACTCTTGGTTCTCTGGTATTCAAGCTCAATCAAACAATGGCTCAGGCTAAGAAAATCCGCAATGATTATCTTCGCGAATTTCCGCGAATTATGCCATGGATGAACGAAGTAATTCTTGACTGCGGCAAGAATAACATGGTTCGCTATTGGGATGGTAAAATTTGGCGAGAAGATAATCCCGTATATTACTATAAAGCTGCGAATGCAAAAATCCAGGGTGGCTGTGCTGAGATACTTTCAATTGCCGCTATTCGTACTGACGAATGGTGCAAGAAACAAGGCAGTGAACATAGAATCGTAAACTTTGTTCACGACGAGCTTATGATAGAAGTTCCTGAAGAAGATGTAATTCGATCGGGTAAAGAAATCGGCGCAATAATGGAAGTTCCAGACCTGTTTCCTATTCCGTTCTTTACGGATGCTAAAGCAGGAAAAACATACGGAAGTCAGGAGAAGTTATTCGGTAAGACTGTATACAAGACTGCCGCTACCGAAATGCAGGCAGAGTTCGAAAATGATGAACTTATTTCGCCAGCTGACGATGACTCTGAAAGTGAGGAGGCGTATGCCTAGAGTAGGGCAGGTACATTATGGTCATGAGTAGAGATCCTGCATACATAGATGAAGTTGCTAAACTTCTTCTAGAAATTTTTAGCGGCAATCCGTATCACTCCAGAGCAAAAGAAATCCGGGGAGACATAACATATCATCCTATTGAAGTTCCTTTAAGCATTGAAAATATGAGGGCTCATGTAGAAGGCCAAATGACTCTTGGAGCATATCAGCTTCTTCAAGGAGCTAATGTTGTTCGTTGGTTCGGTTGGGACGTTGATAGTACAGATCTTAAGAATGCAAGATCCATGGCTCAAAAGATTTTGAGTCATCTCACGAATGTGCCGCATGCTGTAGAGTTCTCAGGAAGAAAGGGTTATCACATATTAATCTTTTTGAGCGAACCAATGTCAGCAACGAAAGCTAAGAAGATAGTTGACTGGGTTCGCGAAATAGAAGGTCTCAGTTCAATCGGCGACTCGCATGTAGAATGTTATCCTAAGCAAGAACGTCTGGATCGGTCACGACCGAAAGGAAATTTAATCAAGATTCCTTTA